CTACTTTAATTCGGGTGTTTGAACTGATAGATCGTCCCTTTCAACAATAATTGAATCCGATACAAATTTCGTTTTAGTTTCTGGAATAGGGGTTAGAGTGGTTGATATGTTAGTAATGCCAAAATCTAAATGTACCTGTTCAGTTTCTGGAGTTCGTTTATACCGAATTACTTTAAAACCTGCCTCATTGATTAAAGCGTCTCTTTCAGCATCAGTATGCTCTTTTCCTTTATGGCTTGAATCATCTAATTCAACAATTGCAATAATATTGAAAGATTTATCAAGCACTACAAAATCAGCTACTTTACGATTAAATAAATTACGTGTTGTATATCCCTGTGCTGTCATAAAAGCACTGAATGCAACTTGTGCCAAAATAATGTGTTCTGGTAAAGCTTCTCTTAACTTTAAAAATGTTGGTTGTTCATTCATTGTAATAATCCGCTTTCCTTTGATCGGATTGCGCTTTCCCCTTTTTGTTTCCCCTTTCTTTAAAACATTCATAACAGCAACAGCAATTATTACCAATAAGAAAATGCCAATCAGCATAGACATGAAGGTATCCCCGTGAATTCAAAAATTATTTTTCAAGATCAAGTCAGTTTTACGCAAGCTGCCTTCAATGAAGTAACTCGCATCATCTCTCAGCATGGCGTTTCTGTACTGGATTGTCTAGTCCCAGCTTTAAATACTCAGCAATGTTTAGAACATCTGGCATTTGTTGCATCTGAATATGGCTATGACTACTCATTTATTGATGCCCATTTAGAAACTTATAAAAAAGCAAATAGCGAATTTCAAGACGCTTACGGGGAAGAATAAAAAATGATCAATACATGTAAAAATACGGCAGAAAGCACCCCCTTTTATAAGATGGGGGTAACGAATTCTCGCATGGCATCTGAAGAGTTCACTTTCCCTAGAAATCTCGATAATCAGAAAGTAATTAAAACTGAAGATGGCGTATTGCCAGTTTTACATTCTGTTCCATGCGATATTCATGGCATAGCTGCTGTTGATTGGGTGACTTTTAGTTTTGGTCAAGAAACCTTTGGCGAAAAATATGCATTCCTTGAACCAGAGGAAGTTGACGAATCGCTTACTGAAGCGATTGAAACATGGCTGGATCAGATTCTTTTTGAGATCTTCGGCTTTGGACTTGCCGTTAAACGTGACAAAGGTATGCATTTCCATACTTACTCATACGAATTACAAGATAATTTGGGCATGGTCTTATATGGCCATGCTAACAAAAAGATTTCTGTACAAATCAACGGTACTGGTTGTGCCTTAGCTCGTAAAGGTTGGGAATCACAACTTTATAAATTCTTAATGCGTGGATGTAAACGTCCTAAGCTTAATAGAATTGACCTTGCTCATGATGATTTCGAAGGCAATCACTTAACAGTTGATTTAGCTGATTCATGGGACAATATTGATGGTTTCTGGTGTGGTGGTCGTGAACCTAATGTAGAGCATAAAGGTGCTTGGAAGCGTCCAAACGGTAAAGGTAGAACCCTCAATATTGGCAACCGTGATAGCGGTAAATTCTGCCGTATCTATGAACGTGGCAAAAAGGAAGGTGATGTACTAAGCCTTTGGACACGTGCAGAGGTCGAATTTAAAGGTTCTGACCGTTTCATCCCTTTTGATGTTTTACTCAATCCAAGCTCATATTTCATTGGGGCTTACCCATGTTTTGAATGGCTTGCTAAAGAGCTTACTCAAGAAATGATTTCACCAGAAAAACCTGAAATCGTTAAAAAGCAATCCGTGATTAATTTTGATAAATCAATCGAAATTATGAAACATCAGTTCGGCAAATATATCCGTCAATTCTCAAAAATTATTGCCAGTGATGAACTGGTAGCAATGCTTTCATCTTCAAAAGATGAAGTGCCAAAACGCCTTAAGTTTTCTCATGCTGCTGTGATGCAGTCGTTACGTATTAATCAACCTATTCAGTCACTAAATGAAGACTACTCGCTATTCGTGGGTGTCCCTTTAGTTAATCAAACTCAATATAAGGATTTTATTCATGCAATTTAAAACTGAAATGATCATCTTGGGGGCAAAGTCATCTAAAGGTGAATTTAACGGTAAACCATATGATTCAACTACTGTGTTTTATCAAGCGGATTTGCAATCAGGCGAAAACTTTGTAGGTCAGGTTGGTGAATCAATTAAATGGGGTACATCATTTAATTTTGAGCGTATTAAAAATCTATCATTTCCATTTACCTGCACTGCCACAATGGAACAAGTTTCTAATGGTAAATCTTCAGTGCTGATTTTGGTTGATTTAGACCTAAGCAAAGTTTCCCAATCCACTTCTGCAAAGTTAGCTTAGGCTATTTAGTATAACGACTAAAAGATTACTGATTTTTGGGGGCTTTAAAAGCAGATCAGTAAACAATAAAGGATTAAAAAATGTACCAATGTGCCCAAATTGACCAGGCTACAAACCAGTGCCTTACATGGGTGCAAGTTGGTTTTCTAGGATTACCCGAAATCACGTATGACCAGGCGGGTGATATAGCTGTAGGCATAGCAATTTGCATTGCTGTTGCCTGGGGCTTTAAAAAAATTGGTCGATTGCTCAAATAAAGGGGAAAAACCATGAGCGAACTTAAAACTGTTCAATCTCAACCACAAACTAAACGTTTACCACTTGCAGTTGTTGTTACTGGTGCATCTGCATTGGCAATGACTAACTTTGCTAACGCTGCAATTGATGTAACTCCTGTTACTTCTGAACTAAGCGATTTAACCACTCCAATCGGTCTTGTAGGTGCTGCTTATCTACTTGTCATCGTTGCGATTAAAGGGTGGAAAATCATCCGCCGAGCTTTGTAATAAAACAAGATGTAATCGGGGCACTAGTTGCCCCATCTTTTATTGAGGGGTTTGTATGTCATGGTTAATCGTCTTAGTTTTCGTAATTTGCGTATTGATAATTTTAAGTTAATCACCTGGCTACAGATCTTCATTATAGCCATTACGCCTAACTTCATTTTCTTTCAATCAGCTAATGCAACTACTGTTGCGGGTGAAGGTTGGTCTGTAACTAAGCGTTTAGTGCAAGGTGCAACAACATTCTATGACGGGGCTAAAAATGTAGTTTTAAATGGTAAAAACTATGCTGCTACTGGTGCTGCTGCGATTACTCCAACTGCTAGTCAAGTCAGTAAGATGATTGTGAGAACTGGTGCTGTTGTTGCTGTTGATCTTGCGATTAAAGCATTAATCGGTGCAGTTGATTATGTGATGGATCCTGCAAACAATCAGGTTACTTATCGGGAAGTGAAAGACGGACAAGCAATTTATTATATTAATGTTTCTTCACCGGGATGGGATGCTAATTTTAAATTCACTTCTGTAGTTGCAGCATGTAATGCTTATGTTTCTATCTATAATTCTTCGGTTAGTGCTGCTTATTTAACTCTTGTTTCAACTACACAAACATCTTGTATTGTTGATCAATATAGAAAATCTGATGATGCTTTGATTGCTAAAGATTATTCTATTACTGTTTCAGTGATTTCTGGTGTACCGACAGAAGAAAAGCATTTACCTTACGATGCTGTAGCATCACAGGTTATTAGTGATGCTGTTGCAAATAAAGCTGAAGGCAAAGCATACGTTTCATCTGTGGCTGACACAGCATTGGAAGAAGATGAACAAAAGCAAATTGTTCCTGCAAATGACATGGTTCAACAATTAAATTCATCTCAGGCTATTCCAACCACAAATACTGCTCAAGGGCAAGCTGTACCTCAAACGAATCCAGATGACCCGACTGCTCCTAAAGCTCCGCCGACTGACATTGCATTAAATTTCCCTGTGTTTTGCGAGTGGGCACCGACTGTCTGTCAAGCTGCTCAGGCTGCTATTGATTTCCCTAAAACTGTTGCTGACTACTGGAAGAAAACAGATAAATGGATGAATGAATCCGCATCTGATACATCAGAAACAAAACCAGAAGTTAAAGAACTAGAACTAAATTTTGATGATGGTAGTCGAATTAATTTCGATCAAACTTGCCCACAGCCACAACCTATTCAGGTCACTTTTATGGGTGTTACCCAGGACGCAAGTTTTTCTTTTGAACCCTTATGTAACTTCATGATCATGATTCGACCTTTTGTCATTGGATCCGCCTATTTAATTGGTGCTTATATAGTTATGGGCTTATCACGGGGGAATAGTGAGTAATGGGGAAAATACTTTATACAGCATTAACTTTGCTGCTCGGATCTGCTCTCAAACGTGTTCTCCTGGGTGCGGGAATTGGACTTTTTACAACACATGTTGTTCAGGGCTTAATCAGTATTTATATAGCCCGTGCAACACAAAATATGAGCTTTGGTACATCAAGCGCACTTGCGTTTTTAGGCATGTGTGGCGGTGATAAAGCAATTGGCATTCTTATTGGTGCTTTGAGCACTTACGCAATCATTAAATCTGCCCAAATAGGCATACAGAAATTATCAAGTTAATCAGTGTCGTTTGGCGTGCCGTGCACGCACATAACGACACTGATTAACTTGTTGGAGTTTATAAAATGATAATTTTGGTTACTGGTACACCAGGCTCGGGGAAAAGCCTATTTGTTGTTTCAAAGATATTAGAACTACAAAAACAATTTCCTGAACGTCAGATCTTTGCTGACATCGAGGGGCTTCAAATTGATGGCGTTGAAAAGTCACCAGATGACTGGAGAACAACTCCAGATAATTCAATTGTTATCTATGATGAAGCGCAACAACATGAGCGTTTCAGATCTGGTACATCCGCTAATAAAGATGATGTTGTACAGAAATTACAAGTACATCGTCATACTGGCCACGACATTTGGTTCATCACTCAAAGCCCTCGATTCTTAAATGCGTTTGTCTTGGATCTGGTCGGCGAACACTATCACTTGCATCGTCCTTATGGGGCAAAATTGGCAAGTGTTTACTACTGGAGATCTGTGCGTAAACAGCCACAATCTTTATCGTCTCGAGAGCTAGCAGAGAACGAATTTCTATTTAAATACCCTAAAAACCTGTTCAGCTACTACAAGTCTGCTACTGCTCATCATGTAAAGATGAAGCTGCCTAAAAAGCTAGGTTATGTCGTTTTTGGGATCCTGGCATTAGCAGCCTATGGCGGTTATTCATACTTTAAGCCTGGCACTCAAAAGATGATTAACCCATCGGCTTTTACCCAGGCAAATACTCAGCAAAAACCAAAAGAAATTGACGGATCCGGATTGACTCCAGATCAACGAAAAGACCTGGAGAATCCAGGCGAAAGAAATGCAGAACTTCAAGCTAAAAATGATGTCCGGATGGAGACAATAGCGATTAAATATAATCCCAATAAACCCTTTGACGTTGACCAATCGCAAATTGAATATACAGTCACAGCAAAACCCGTTTTTAGTGGCTGTATTAAAAAGAATGGTCGTTATGTTGCATACACTCAACAGGGGACTATTTTGCATGATGTGGCGCAATCAGACTGCAAGAAGCTAATAGAACAGAATGACAGACCATTTAATTATTTTGCTCAAACACAATCAGCAGAGCGAGTGTCTACGAGCGAACTGACGCAACCTGCACAAGCACCTTCTTCTCTCTGATTACAAGCTCCCTGGGGCATAACACGGTAAGAACCGAGCTATGCTCGCAGATATTATTGGCATTTTGTTACAAGTGCTCGCTACACTGAAGCTGAAAAACCAGCTTTACCCGGGAACAAACTAAATACTATTTTTCAATGATTTATAATTTAAGGGGTTAAAACATGGATTGGCATAATATTACACTTTCAGATATAGGTCTCTTGACTCTTTTTGTATTTGTCTATCCTATTTATTGGTTTGTAGTACATAAACTTATGGATGAAATTTTTGGGTAATAAAGTTCGCATAATGTGATGTTCAGATTATGTTACTAAGCCCCAGTGAGAAGATTAGACAGTCTCACGGGGCTTTTTAACATCAATCTGCATTATGCGAAGCTTAGTGAAGGGGAGAAGTACGACTTGTTTAATGTCGTACTTAAGTCCGATATTTCGGAATATATTATTTTTTTATTCGTCTTTACCTAACACTTCTTGTCTATATTTCATCACTTCCTCAGCTTTTAAATTTTTCAAATGGTATTTGATTAGGGCGTGTATTACATCGCTTTCAGCCATGAGTGATTTTTTTTGCACGACAAACTTCATTAGTGTCTCTTTTACGTCTTCAACTTCTTCACTACGGATTTTGTAGACTTTGCTCAT